GCGGAAACGCTCGCGTATAGATGGGAAAATGAGGGTGATTCGTTTCTGACGATCACTCTCCCCCTGCTCGCTAAAGCCCTTGAACAAGGCTTGGCTAACGGGCAGTGGCCGAAGACGACGGTCTCGTGCTTTTTCAAGCACAACCGCGGGCTCCCTGCATTTCTGCGGGGTTTCCTTCTTCGGATTTTCCATGACAATGGCAGTATTCTCGATGAACCCGATGTGACTAGCATCTGGGCTGTTCGTCAATTGTGCTATTTAACGCACAAGGTCGAAAGGGACACGTCCGACTCACGTCGGAACAAAGCCCTCAAGACCTACATCGAGACAGATGAAGAGCTCGGTAAGTGGTTTGACAACCACGATAGTGAGATGCCCTGGGAGTCATTCCGGAGCGTTTCATCCGAGCTATATGGGACCCTTTTCGATACCCTTGAGAAGGAGATCGCGAGCTGGGATCTGATTCCAGCCCATGGTCCAGGCGCCGTCGCTGAGAAGTGGCGGCATCCTGTGCGGTGGGAATTCAACTACTGGCCTGAAAGGCTAGAAAGTGTCTTCCCGCGTTGGCGGTACGCATCAAACACGTGCCGCTACGATACGCAGTTCCCATATGTGAGTCCAAAGGACGAGACACCCGTGAGGGTCATCACCGTCCCGAAGACGCAGGCAGCCCCACGAATCATTGCGATTGAACCGTCTGTTATGCAGTACGGCCAGCAAGGCGTGTGGCGGAGATTCCGTGAGCTAGTTGAGGATTCCTCCTTGACAAATCTCATCGGATTTTCCGATCAGTCGAGAAATCAACGGATGGCCCGTGAGGGCTCCATTACCGGTGATTTGGCGACGCTCGACTTGAGCGAAGCCTCTGATCGAGTTCACATACGTGTGGTTGAGGAGCTTCTTTCGAAGTGGCCTCACCTGCGCGAGATGGTTCTCGCCTGCAGGTCCAGTCGGGCAGATGTCGATGGGCGTGTAATAACGCTCTCGAAGTTTGCCTCGATGGGATCTTCACTGACGTTCCCCCTTGAATCCGTGGTGTTCTCGACACTCACGGTAATGGGCATACGTCATCATCGTAGCCTCCGGCCGCAGGATTTTGGCCGGATTGTCAGCGTCTACGGGGACGATATCATTTGTCCCCAGGGCGCAGTGTCTGACGTTGTTCGATACCTCGAGGTTTTTGGCTTCAAGGTGAACAAGCACAAGTCTTTCTGGAACGGAAAGTTCCGTGAGTCTTGTGGGGCGGATTTTTACAACGGGACTAACGTCTCCGTAGTCCGTCTCCGAGCGGACCTTCCCAGGTCCCGTCAGGATGCAGCTCTTATACGACGCTTCGCAGACTTCCGAAACCGGTGCTATCGCGCTGGTCTTTGGCAGTCTGTACGTCATGCGGACGCGGTCCTTGATCGCGTTGTTCGTATACACCCGAGGCATGTCCTCGAGTCGCATGACGTGCCCGCCTCTATCACTTTTCGTGATACAGTGCTCAGAACGCCATGGCGAGGTTACTGGGATTCCAGCTACCAAGTTTGGCGTGAGAAGCACCTCAGCATTCGTGCTGAGCCGGACAACTATACAGTTGACGGTGAAGGCGGCCTCCTGAAGTGGTTCATGGAGGGGGAACGGGCCAAAAAGCCCGACGTGCCTCTTCCCTCGTTTGAGAGTCAAGAACGTCCGCGTGCGTTCCATTTGCACACGCGGGGCATCGAAGTGCGAAAGCACTCGATGGGCCTTACGGCCTGCGG